AGTAATATTTGGAATACTTACAAAATGTTAATAGAAATAATTTCTAAAATTAAAAATATAAGTATATCTGGTTATTCGTTTTTGTTGCCAAATTATTATGGAGCGGTTTCATTTGCTTCAGGTATACTGCGTAAAATGAATATGCCGTGTTCCTTAAATAATCTAGCTTCTTGGTATTCGAGTTCAGATTTGGTTAATAGCACAATTGGTTTAATTAATTGTTTTTCAGATCTGACCGAATATCAAAATCAATTTTTGATGAATATCTTTGGTAAGGATAATGTCATTAAATTTAGCAATATTACAATCTTTTACAATTCATATGCTGAAAATCTGAATATTGCAGATTATATAGTATCTGACAATTATAATGAAATTTGTAATATGTTAGAACAGAAATTACCTTTTAAAAGACATATTTACCACAAAGAGTTATAATATTTAACGTTTTGAGCGCGTGCTGCACGCGGCTTGCATAAAAATTACCGTGTGCATCAATGTGGGGTTCTGCAAAGGACTTTGGCACTTCGTATTGTTTTGTTGCTGGTACACTTGTGACTACTGAGGACGGACAAGAACCGATTGAAGAAATCGAAGTCGGCGATAAGGTTCTTTCGGAGAACGAAACAACTGGTGAAGTAGCTGTTAAAACGGTTACTGAAACTTATATCAATGAAACAGACGAGCTTATTCATATTGGTGTAAATGGCGATACTATTTCTGCTACGCCGACACACCCGTTCTATGTTGATAAGCTTGGTTGGACTTTAGTTTTAGTAGGCAGCCTTAAAGCTGGTAATGCAGTGAAGCTTTCGTCAAGAGAGGAAAAGCATGTAAAATTGCAACTGCGTATTTTTAAGTTGCATAGCAGGATAACAAACAATAATTAAATGAAAGGATGTTTATACATGACTATGACGTATGAAGAAGTTTTGGAAAAAATAAAATCTAGTGGAAAGGTGACCATAACTGAAACAAAAGCTGCTCAAAATGCTAGAGTAATCAAACTAAGCAATGGTGGAATAATTAATTGCTATAATACAGGGAAGATTACTTTTCAGGGTAAGTCACAATATGAAACGCGGGCAATAATTGAGGACGTGCAGACTAAAATTGGCAATAGAAAGATCTTTGTAGTGTATGGTCATGACGATATTGCACGTACACAACTCGAAGCATTGCTGCGGCGTTGGGATTTGGAACCTATTATTCTTGATCAGCAGGCTTCTGGTGGTCAGACAATTATTGAAAAGCTTGAAGAATATAGTGAAGAAATTGGTTATGCTATCGTGCTTGCAACTCCTGATGACGAAGGCAAAGCAAAAAGTGAGGAATCTTATAAATCTCGTGTACGTCAGAATGTAGTGCTTGAACTGGGAATGTTTCTTGCTAAACTTGGCAGGGAAAAGGTTGCTATACTTTTAAAGGAATCATTGAACTTTGAAAGGCCTTCCGATATCCAAGGCCTGATATATATTCCGTTTGAAAAAAAGGTTGACGAGGTTGCTATAAATCTTATTAGGGAACTTTCAAAGCAGGGATATAGTATTGATGCAGCAAGAATATAAAACATGTTTTGTTAATAAGAAAGGTCGTTTGATATATGAATGAAAAATCAAAAAAATACATAATAGTAGGCCTAATATTACTGCTTGTTGTAGGATTTATTGCCTATAAGAATGTAACAAAGATACAGAACTATAAGGAAAACGGTAAAGAGGTTGAATGCACAGTCAGTTCTGTGATTCAAGGGAGAAAGGGAAAACAGACTGTAGAGGCGGTTTATACTGATGAAACTGGTAATCAGATAACTGCAAAGGTAATCAGAAATCAGTCAACCTATGTCGGTGAAGAATTTACAGGTCTGGTTGTTCCCGAAAAGCCTGAGGAAATTTATTGTATGCCGTCCGAAGATACACAGAAAATAGTATACTGCGTTTTTGGAGCATTTGGGTTGACGGGGTTAATTCTGATTATCTGCGGCATAGTAAGTGCTGTTAAACATCGCAAAGTGTACTATTAATGATAAAGTTTATGCTTTTTCACGGGGCAGCGGAGCAATCCGCTGTTCTTTTTATACCCGAAAACTATGTGGTTCATACCATAAGTAAAATAAATGTTGAAAAAAGTTGTATAATATATAGTAGAGGCGTTATTGCCTTTAGAAATTATTTGGAGTGTGGTCACTATGTCATCAGTAAAGAAAAACGAACAAATCAATGTTCCATCAATAACGGTGGATAAAAATGTAATAAGGTATGGAGAATCATTCATATGTACAGATAACATATCAATGATTTCAATTTGTCCTATTCCGGCAAATAAATCATGGTTGATAGCTATTATTTTGGGAGTAGTAGGAATATACTTGATGCAGGAAGGTTCAATTGGAATACTGCTTTTAGTTGTTGCTATAATCTGGTTGATTGCGGTATTGGTTTATAATTCAAATCGTGGAGATAATCTTGCAATATCGTTAAACTCCGGAAGCACATTGTATTTTAATTGTAAGGATAGAGCATTTCTTAATAAAGTAGTAAATGCTATGCTCGGAAGTATAAAAGGAAAAAATCAAACTACATATTCTATAAGTTTTGACAAATGTCAAATAAGCGGTGGGGTTTTACATAATAGTAATTTGATAGAAAGATAAAGGTGTAATTAATATGGAATTAAATTTTAAAGGTTGTCAAATAGATGGCGGCATATTAAATGGTTCAAATGTAGGCGACAATAACGGGATAATCAATGGAGAAAATAATTCTATATCAAAATATTCTTTAGATGATTTTGTTGATTGTATGGATGAAATCATTATGAATTCAAATGTTAGAAGCGAACGTAATTGTGCCATAAAAGCAAAAAGATTAGCAGAAAAAAGTGACTCTGTTGGTTTAAAAAGATACGTTATGGAAAATATGGGTACTTTTTTTACAGGAACATTTGCTACAACAGCTGGCGGCTTTTTACAAGAATTTATTAAGTCATTAATATAATAGTTTGATAATATAATTGAAACAATCCTGGAGTATAACAAAAGCTTTTAAAGCCGAAAGTTATACTCCTTTTTCTTTTCAGACCTTTTTGTTTTAAAAGCAGAAAGGTCTGTTTTTATGCCCATTTTTAAGATATGGCAATGCTTAATTGCCAAATACCCATAGCCTTCGTTTTGATTCAAAAACAAAAATCAAAACGGAGGAATAAAAATGAGTAAAAACACATTGTGTGTTTATGACACAATAACCAAGAAATACGTTGAAATCGAAGTTAACGATGAGGTATACATGAATTACAGGCGAACCGGTTGGGCAATTAAAAATAACGATAGGTCATTTTTCGACCACGAGATACAGTTTTCAATGCTCAAAGGCAGTATTGACGGAGCTTTTGAGAATTTTCATGAGTTTGTTGAAGAAAGCCCGGTTGAAAAATACGCTGCTGTGGCAAGTGTGAAAAAGGCTCTGAATACGCTTCCGACAAAAGACAGAGAGCTTATCGAAATGATTTTCTACAAGGGTATGACCGAACGTGAGTGTGCAGATGAATTAAAAACAACTCAGCAAAATATACACAAAAAGAAAGAGCGGATTTTGTGTATACTTAACAAACTTTTAAAATCTTAAGGAAAAATGGTTGTTAAAACCCCGTTTTCTTACCCTATACAAGTGTAAGAGGAATAAAATATCTTCTTAAGCATCTTGAAAAATGAATATCAACTCTGCAGGTACGTTAATCACACGGCCGGTATGAAATCTCGGCAGCCGCATGAACCATACGCCATGACCTCAGATGAGAGAGCGATAAATATGACGTTCAGACCTTTGGACAGCATCCAAAGTAGGCGATGAAACGTGTGAGGATAATGATACTTCCCAATGAGGGCCAATAGAGCGGGTGAGACGCCCATGAGATCAATACGCTGTCGATCGCCTGCAGAGTTCCGCCGTGGCGGTTGTTGAGAACAAATATCACGGAAAACGTCCGAAACAAACTTGAATCGGACGAAGGCAAAACGAATTTACGTTATTCCGCACCGCATATCTCACGGTGCGGATATAACTCAAGTGCAGAAGCTTTTTCTGCATTTGAGTTGTATATAAAAAGATTGGAGGGAGAGAATTTGTTTGATCAAAAATATATTGCCGATTGGGAAAGGATCCGCAGAAGGTTTCTTAATGACCCCGGAAAAAATATTTATGTCAAAGGAGAAGAGTGCCGAAAGTGCGTATGGTCAAATACGGAATCGGGTAAAATATTATGCACCAAAAGTTGTAGAAAGAAAGGCGGAAAAATATGATGACAAAGTACGGTATGGCGGAAATTCTCGAAAGTCAGGCGAAGATTTTTATAGAAAAACAATTCAGAGATTTCGATGAATCAGCGAAAGAAAGGTATTTGGCAGTTGTTTTAGACTACATACACAGAAACTATCCGTCTTCAAAGGAAGTGGCGTAAGGAGTGAGAAAGATGTTAGGCTTCGTGATTGGCTTATTCGTCGGTGGCACAGCCGGCGTAACAATAATGAGCTTATGCATAGCCGCAGGACAAGCCGACAAGCGTGAAAACTGCACAGATTCGGACAGATAATTTTATTGGGTTTGGTGATTCAAATTCAGAAAGAATTGTGGTATCCTTGTTGGTAAAACGGAGGTGAGAATATGCCGACTGTAACGGTGATACAGCCTACAATAGCAGAAGAACAAAATACAAAGATCCGATGTGCCGCATATTGCAGAGTATCAAGTGATTCCGAAGATCAGCTAAACTCGTTTATGGCGCAGACAAGATACTATGAAAAGGCTTTTGAAAATTCAGAGACCGAACAGCTTGTAGACATCTATGCAGACGAGGGCATCACAGGCACCCGAGAGGACAAGCGTGATGAGTTTCAGCGAATGATAAAGGATTGCCGAAGGGGAAAGATAGACAGGATATATACCAAATCAATCAGCCGTTTTGCAAGAAATACAAAGGACTGCCTGAAGAACATAAGAGAGCTTAAAAGCCTTGGAATAACCGTGTTCTTTGAGAAAGAAAACATTGATACCGCAAAGCTTAGCGATGAAATGATGATAACCATTATGGGCGGTCTGGCGCAGGAGGAGTCCACTTCTATTTCGCAGAATATGCGGTGGAGCGTTCAAAAGCGTATGCAGAATGGGACGTATAAGAATGCTACTCCGCCGTTCGGATTTAAAAAGGTAAACGGTGATTTGGAAATTGAAGAAAACCAAGCGTCGATAGTCAGACAAATATTTGAGTGGTACATAAGCGGCTATGGACTGAAAACAATAGCGGATAAGCTAAACGGCATGAATTTGCCCGGCAGTAAGCAAGCCGTTTTATGGAAAGCAGATAATATACGATATATGCTTAAAAACGACAGATATATAGGAAACGCTATGTTTCAGAAAAGCTATGTTACCGAAACTCTTCCGCATATTAAAAAAAGGAATTACGGCGAAAAGCAGAAATATTGTGTAACTGGAGTAAATCAGCAAATAGTTGATAAAGAAACATTTTATGCGGCACAAAAGCTGCTGAAATCTCGTCACAGAGATTTTGAAACCAACGTCTATCCATTAAGCAAAAAAGTGTTTTGCGGAAAATGCGGTGCGACATACAAACGCAGAAACCGCAGAAGCGGAGCATTTTGGCTGTGCCGGACACACGATATTAATGCAGCGGATTGTGAAAACGGCATTATTGTTGAAAGCGATATTTATTCAGCCTTCATTAGACTCCATAATAAACTGCTGAACAATTACAAGCAAATTCTTCTGCCTTTAAAAATAGCTTTACAGGATCTAAAACTCAGAAAATTCAGCGGTAAAACTCAGGTTATGGATATACACAAAGAAGTAGCTAAGCTAAGGGAACAAACTCACGTTCTTGCAAGGTTAAAAACTAAGGGGTTTCTTGACGAGGCTAAGTATATTGAGCAGACAAATGAACTTAACGTAAAAATAAGCAAACTTCAATCTGAACTAAAAAAGCTCACACGTTCCGACGATGAAGATGAGGCTCTGGATCAGATAGAAATGCTGACAGACTTCTTTGAAAAGCGTGAAAAGCCTATGACCGAGTTTGAAGAACTGGAGTTTGAAAGCATTGTGGATAAGATAGTTGTTAAAAATCAGCACGAGCTTGAATTTCATTTGATAGGCGGATTGAAGTTTAAAGAAAAGGTATAGACGTTAATGCCCGTATGCCAAATTGCAGGGCATTTCTTTGTTGCTATTGGTAATAGCTTTTCAAAAGAAAATGTGCTATCCTTGTAGTCTGAAAGGAGGCGAGATTATGCCAAAGAACAGAACAATCCCGTTCGGATACTTCATGAAGAACGGCGAGATAACTACAAATCCGAAAGAGGTATATGCAGTTGTTACAATATTCGATGAATACTTGAAAGGAAAAAGCTTGTTGGAAATAGCAAAGCTGATGGAAACCGAGAAAATCAGATATTCCGAGTATTCAGATTATTGGAATAAAAATATGGTCAAGCGGATCATTGAAAATGATAAGTATTTAGGCAATGCTACATACCCGCAGTTGATCACCGATGATATTTTCAAGAGAGCAAACGAAAAGCGAGTAAAGAAAGCAACAACACTTGATCTGATACCCGATGATTTACAAAAAATCAGAAAACGTACATACTGTACCGAATGCGGTCACAGACTTTCACGGATAGGCGGCAATTCAAAGTATGAGCATTGGGATTGCAGAAATCCAGATTGTTACAAGCTTGAATATCGGCTTACAGACCAAATGATAATAGGGGCAGTGCTTAATGTTCTAAACTCAGCTATTGCTAACCCAAGTCTGTTGAGATCGGATGGTGAGATAAGTATATACTCTCCTACTGCGGATATAGTCCGTAAGCAAAATGAGATCAATCATATGACAGATTCTCCGCAAGTGGATTTTGACAGAGTTAAAGCGGAGATTTTCAAGCTTGCGGAAATGAAATATGACTGCTGCTCATACAATGAAAGTCCGCAGAAAACAGACGAGCTCAAGGAATTGCTTAAAGGTCACGAACAATTAAATATGTTGGATATCGGCTTATTCAAAGCGTGTGTTTCACGAATCTGGATAAGCCATTTTTGTACCATAGAGGTCGAGCTTATCAACGGAGTAAGGATCAAGAATATTACTGAAAAAGACAAAACGTCAAGGAGTGAAAACAATGTCCACAGCACCCAATGTAACGATAATACCTGCGAAAGTGCAGACAGCTGAAAGTCGCAGTAAATACCACCAGTTAAGAGTTGCCGCATACTGCCGAGTATCTACGGCTCAGGAAGAACAGCAGAACAGCTATCAGGTCCAGATCGCATATTACACCGATCTTATCAACAGAAAAAAGGAATGGACGCTTGCGGGGATATTTGCAGATGGGGGTATAAGCGGAACTCAGACAAAGAAAAGAACCGAGTTTAACCGCATGATAAGAATGTGCAGGAACAAAAAGATAGATCTTGTGATCACCAAATCAATATCAAGATTTGCCCGAAATACCGTCGATTGCCTTGAATATGTCAGACAGCTTAAAGACTTAGGAATCGGCGTTATCTTTGAAAAAGAAAACATAAACACCTTAACCATGACATCGGAATTTATGATAGCTCTGTATGGAAGTTTTGCACAGGCAGAATCGGAATCCATAAGTAAAAACGTAAGCTGGGGCAAAGAAAAAGCCTACCGTGAGGGCAAGGTGCAGTTTCAGTATAAATATCTGCTTGGGTATAAAAAAGGTGAAGACGGAAAACCGGAGATAGTACCCGAAGAGGCTGAAACAGTAAGGCTGATATATACGCTGTTTCTCGACGGATACAGCATGAGCAGGATAAAAAAGCTCCTCGAGAACAAAGGTATTTTGACTTCACAGGGAAATAAAGTATGGAACGAATCACTTATCCGCAGCATTTTGAAAAACGAAAAGTATGCAGGCGACGCACTTCTGCAAAAGACTTTTACCTCAGATTGTATCACTCACAAGATAGTTAAAAATCACGGCGAACGCCCGATGTATCTTGTGACAGATCATCATGAACCCATAATCGACCGTGACACATACAATAGAGTTCAGCAGGAGCTTGCAAGGAGAAGTTCAAAAAGAAAGGTATCAGATAAAACTATCACCGAACAAGGAAAATACAGCAGTAAATATGCACTTACGGAACTGCTTATCTGCGGAAAATGCGGCACGCCTTACCGCCGTACAACGTGGACTTCAAGAGGGAAAAAGTTAATAGTCTGGCGGTGTATAAGCCGGCTGGAACACGGCAAAAGATATTGCCCCGATTCGTCCACGATAAAGGAAGAACAGCTCCACAAAGCCATAGTACGAGCGATAAATAACTACTACTCTTGTGGGAACGACGTTGAAAAGATCTTAAAAGCGAATATCGGCAATGTGCTTGAATGTCATGGGCAGGAAGAGATCACAGCGATTGAAAAAAGGCTTAAAGAGATCGACAAGGCAAGAAGTGATCTGATAAGTCTCATAGCAACAGGCGGCTGTGATGAGGACAAGCTGGACAGCGAGTTTGAAAAGCTGTATGAGGAAGAGCAAAGCCTGAGTGAAAGACTTGCAATGCTGAAATCAAAAAATCAAACTTCCGCCGAAACTCAAGCCAAGCTTGATAAGATAATAGATATGATAGAGCATGAGAAATTCGAGCTGGAAACGTTCGATAATGTGCTTATCAGAAAGCTGATAGAATGTGTGAAGGTTCTGAGCAAGACGGAGATACTGGTGATCTTTAAAGGTGGGTATGAGGTCAGAACGGAAATAGAGTAATATTAGAGAACGGCTTGCGGAATATCCACAGGCTGTTTTTTGTTGGGAGGTGCAGCATTGTCCAAAAACTTTGAAGGCATAAAAACAAGAAAATTCGGTATAGAGATAGAAATGACAGGACTTACACGAAGTCAGGCGGCAAAGGCTATGGCAAATGTCCTTGACGGGCGTGTTGAACACGAGGGTGGAAGCTATGATAAATACGTTGTAACAGACGCCAAGAACAGAAAGTGGGCTGTAGTTTATGATGGAAGTATCAACTGCTATAACTCAAACGGAGACAGAGCGTCCAAGTCTTACAGCGTGGAAATGAATTCTCCTGTGCTGGAATACGAAGACATACCGCTTTTGCAGGAGGTTGTGAGAGCACTAAGAAAAGCAGGCGGAGTGACAGGTCCGAGATATTGTGCAGGGACGCATATCCATATTTCAGCGGACGATTATACACCGCAGCAGATTCGAAATCTTGTGAACATCTTCGCAAGCAAGGAGAACTTTCTGTGGGACGCTTTGCAGGTATCATCTGCCCGTGAAAGCTACTGTCACAAGATGGACAAGCAGTTCATAGAGGAAATTAACCGAAAAAAGCCTAAAGATATGGAAGAGATAAAGCGGCTTTGGTATCGTGGAAGAATGAGCGAGCAGTTTCAGCATTACTCGAACAGCCGATATGTGATCTGCAATCTGCACAGCTTTTTTCAGCACGGACATTATGAGATAAGGGCTTACAATGGTTCTCTTCATGCAGGAGAGGTAAGAAGTCAGATAGTGCTTGCATTAGCCATAAGTAATGCGGCTATGAC